AAATAGATTTAGGTAATGGTACTAACTATAATCCACAGGAAGCTTTGAACATGTTTTTCCAAACAGGTTCGATTATAGGTAGATCTATGACATCGGAAGGTGATATGAACCCAGGAAAAATTCCTATTCAAGAAATTCAATCTGGGGCAGGTGGTGCAAAACTACAGTCATTAATTCAGACTTATAATTATTATCTTCAAATGATAAGAGATGTCACCGGTTTAAATGAAGCAAGGGATGCTAGCACGCCAGACGCGAAATCACTAGTTGGTGTACAAAAAATAGCTGCTGCAAATAGTAACACTGCTACGAGACATATATTACAAGCAGGATTATTTTTAACAGCTGAAACAGCTGAAGGTGTATCGTTAAGAATATCTGATATTATTGAATACTCACCTACAAAAGAAGCATTTATACAACAAATAGGTTCTCATAATGTAGCAACGTTAGAAGAAATGGCTAACTTACATTTATATGACTTTGGTATATTTATTGAATTAGAACCAGATGAAGAAGAAAAACAGTTACTAGAAAACAATATTCAAATGGCTTTAACTCAACAAAGTATAGAGTTAGAAGATGCTGTTGATCTTAGAATGATTAAAAATGTTAAGCTAGCTAATCAATTGTTAAAGATTAGAAGAAAGAAGAAACAAAAGAAAGATCAAGAGATACAGCAACAAAACATTGAAGCACAAGCTAAAGCAAATGCAGAAGCTCAACAAGTAGCTGCACAGGCTGAAGTTCAAAAGAATCAAGCTATTGTTCAGTCTCAATTACAGTTAGAAGAAGGTAAGTTTCAACTTGAATCACAAAAAATGATGCAAGAGGCAAAACTTAAAAAATCACTAATGGCTTATGAGTTTCAACTTAACATGCAGTTAAAAGGTATCGAAGAAGAAAAGGTCGATAAAAAAGAAAAATACAAGGAAGATCGTAAAGATGAAAGAACTAGAATACAAGCTAGTCAACAATCTGAGCTAATCGACCAAAGAAATAGTGGTAAACCACCTAAAAAGTTTGAGTCTACAGGTAATGATAACTTAGGCACAGGCTTTGATCTAGGACAGTTTATCCCTAGATAATTTGTTTAATTTTATAATATTATATTATGGCTAATAAAAAAGAAGAAAAGGTAGTTGAAGAAGTTCAACCAACCAAAACAAAAGCAAAGGAAGTTAAGGAACAAGTAGAATCAGAGGGTGGCAATATGAAAGCACCTGCTAAAAAGAAAGCTACTAAACCTAAAAAACTTACCTCACAAGAACCTACAATATCAAAAGTAGATTTAAGTGAAAAGAAAGAAGAGCAACCAAAAGATGATGTTGCTAAAGTTGATTTAAGTAAAAAAGAAGAACCTGTAGAACAAGTTAAAGAAGAGGTTACTCCTGAAGAAACAACAGAGGTAGAAGATACACCCGTTGTTGAGGAGATAACTGATGAAGAAGTTGTTGAGCAGAAAGTAGAAGAAACAAAAGAAGAAGTTGTTGAAGCTATTGAAGAAGCTAAACAAACAGGAGATCCTTTACCGGAAAATATTCAAAAAGTTGTAGACTTTATGAGTGAAACTGGTGGAAGTCTTGAAGAATACGTTAGATTAAATCAAGACTATAATAATTACGATGAAAATCAATTATTAAGAGAATACTACAAACAAACTAAACCACATCTTACTGATGATGAAATTAGTTTTGTTATGGAAGATCGTTTTTCTTACAACGAAGACGTTGATGAAGAAAAAGATGTTCGTAGAAAGAAATTAGCATTGAAAGAGCAAGTTGCTGATGCTAAGAACCATTTGGAAGGTTTAAAATCCAAGTACTATGCGGAAATTAAAAGCGGAGTTAAGTTAACTTCAGATCAACAAAAAGCTGTAGATTTCTTCAATAGGTATAACAAAGAGCAAGAAGGTGTTCAACAAAGATCGGATGTTTTTAATAAGAAAACTAACGAAGTTTTTACTGATCAATTCAAAGGTTTTGAATATAGTATTGGTGAAAAAAGATTTAGGTTCAATGTTAAAGACGTAGATAAGGTTAAAAATAACCAAAGCAATATCAATAATTTTGTAAAACCGTTTTTGAATAAAAACAACGAAATGGATAATGCTAAGGCTTATCATAAATCATTATTTACTGCTATGAACGCAGATGCGGTAGCAAATCATTTTTACCAACAAGGTAAAGCAGATGCTATGAAAGAAAGTGTTGCCAAGGCGAAAAATGTAAATATGGACCCAAGACAACAGTTTACTGGACAAGTTGAAGCTGGAGGTATGAAGGTAAGAGCGATCACTGGTGATAATGCTAACAAGCTTAGAGTTAAAATTAAAAAATAAGTTTAACAATTAAAAATTAAAAATTATGCCTTTTTCGAGTTCAGGTGCTTACTTAGCACATTTAACTCCGCGTCCTACACAAGATGTATATAATGATAACTATTTATCATTTGATAGTGCATCAGGTGGCGGAACATTCGCACAACAATTTTTACCAGAAATCTACGAAAAAGAAGTAGAAAGATACGGAAAGAGAACAATCTCTGGTTTCTTAAAAATGGTAGGAGCTGAAATGCCAATGGCTTCAGATCAAGTAATTTGGTCGGAGCAAGGAAGACTACACGTTGCATATAGCGACGAAGTAACAGGAGAGTCTGCAAACATTAACAATGCTGACGGTAATTCAATTACTATTCCATTAGAAGCTGATGGAACTAGCTTAATCAAAAACCACGATACTATCGTAGTTTCTAACTTAGCTGGTACTAAAGTTTTAAAATGTTTAGTAGTTAATAACGGTGGTACTGCTAATATTACAGTTGCTCCTTACACACAAAGAAGATTATCAGGAAATAACGATGCTGGTGCAAACACTGGTGGCGTTAACTTTAGTAATTCTGAAGACGTGAAAATCTTTGTTTACGGTACTGAATACATGAAAGGATCTAGCGGTTTAGCTGGTTCTATGGATGCTAAGTTTACTCAGTTTAGCAACAGACCTACTATCATGAGAGACAGATACAGAATCTCTGGTTCTGACACTGCTCAAATTGGTTGGGTTGAAGTTACAACTGAAAACGGTGCTTCTGGTTATTTATGGTACTTAAAATCTGAGCATGAAGCTAGATTAAGATTTGAGGATCAAATGGAAATGGTAATGATCGAAGGTGAGCAAGTAAATATGCCTACTGGACATACATACCAAGGAACTGGCAACTTCGCGGTTGGTGGTACTCAAGGATTATTCTCTGCTTTAAATGCAAGAGGATTAGTATGGACTGGAACTGATTTTGATCAGGTAGCTGGTTCTGCTCCTTTCGCTCAAGGTGGTTTAACTGAGTTTGATACAATTCTACAAGAATTGGACAAGCAAGGTGCTATTGAAGAAAACATGATGTTCTTAAATAGAGCTACGTCTCTAGAAATTGACAACATGCTAGCTTCAATTAACTCTGCTTCTGCTGGTGGATCATCTTACGGTGTATTCAACAACGATGAGGATATGGCGCTTAATTTAGGTTTCTCTGGTTTCAGAAGAGGTTCTTATGACTTCTACAAAACTGACTGGAAATACTTAAATGACTCTGTAACAAGAGGACTAGTAAGTGACGTAGAAGGAGTTATTGTACCTGCTGGTACTTCAACTGTTTATGATGAAAATCTTGGAAAAAATATATCTAGACCGTTCTTACACGTAAGATATAGAGCTTCTGAAGCTGATGACAGAAAATTCAAATCTTGGATTACTGGATCAGTTGGTGGTAGCTATACAAGTGACGCTGATGAAATGGTTGTAAACTTCCTTTCAGAAAGATGTTTATGTGTTCAAGCTGCGAATAACTTCGTATTATTGAAGCAATAATATCACATTATTAAAAGCAAAGGGAGCTTCGGCTCCCTACGCTTTTATTTTTATAAACTATTAAATTATATTATATCATGGACAAAGTATATTTATTAAAAGGGGCTCAACAGCCACCTGTAGTTACACTACAATCAAAGCATACAAGAAGAAAACCTTTACTTCATTTTGATAAAGAAAAGGGACATCAACAAGAATTAAGGTATGCAACTAACCAAAAATCACCTTTCGTTGAAGAACAAAAAGGTGTTGCAACATTAGGTCATATTTCATTTAGATCAGGAAAATTAATTGTTCCTGAAACTAAACCTAACCTGATTAAATTCTTAGAATTACATCCATTAAACGGAACGTTATTCTTTGAGTATAAACCTGTTGAAATAGCAACAAATCAAGTCGATGCAATTGAGTTAGAGTTTAACGCTTTAAGTTTAGCTAAGAAATTAGAAATAGACGACTTAGAAGCAATAATGAGAGTTGAATTAGGTAGTAAGGTTAGAAAAATGTCAAGCAAGGAAATTAAAAGAGATGCTTTGATGTTTGCAAAAAGAAAACCTTCTGCATTTATTGAACTAGCTGGAGATGATAACGTTCAACTTAGAAACGTTGGTATTAAAGCAGTTGAAGCTGATATTATCAAATTATCTAATGACAACAGAAAATTCACATGGGCAAGTAACGGTAGAAAACTATTTACAGTACCATTTGAAGAACATCCATATTCAGCGTTAGCCGCTTGGCTAAAAACTGATGAAGGACTAGAGGTTCTTAAAACATTAGAAAAAAGATTAAAATAATAATCATTTATAGAGGTGGTCATCTCTATAGGTGACCACTTACTATAAAAAAGAAATTATGGCAGTAAATATAAACACAGTTTATCAAAGAGTATTAGCAATTGCTAACAAAGAGCAAAGAGGATATATTACGCCTCAGGAGTTTAATCTATTTGCCAACCAAGCTCAGATGGATATATTTGAGCAATATTTTTATGATCTAAATCAGTTTGGTAGAATATCAGGTAATGATACTACTTATGCTGATATGATAGATTTAATAAATGAAAAAGTAGATATATTTGAAAGATTCAGAGCAGCATTAACAGATCTTTCAGCTGCAGGTATTGGTACTTGGCCAGCATACTACAGAATGGGTGAGGTATATTATAAATACAAAGGTGATTATATTGAAATAGAAAAAATAAATCAAAATCAAATTCACCATATACAAAACGCTCCATTAATAGCACCAACCGTAACACGACCGTGTTATGTACAATTAACAGAACAAACTTTTCAAACCTTTCCAACTATAACTGTAGAAACAGATATATTTTTTAATTATATAGCTAGACCAAGAGCTGTCAACTGGGGTTATGTTATAAACACAGCTAATGGATCTGCATTGTACAACGCTAACACTTCTGCAAATTTTGAACTACATGCGTCAGAAGAAACTGAGTTAGTTATAAAGATATTAGAACTAGCTGGTATACAAATCAAGCAAACTGATCTATATCAAATAGCTGCTCAAGAAGAAGCACAAAACACACAACAAGAAAAACAATAAGATATGCCACTATTAACAGGAACTAATGAACAATATTATGCTAACCAGCAGACATTTGAAAACGCTAATGGTAGTATAACTGGATCTAGTAATGAGTTTAGATTAACCTTTGATCCTTTACCAGCTACTGAGGCTGACTTTCAAATATTTATAGATGGTGTAGAACAAAACACTAACACTTATGTTTATACTGCTACTGGTAGTAACTCAGGTCGTATAGTGTTTGATACAGCACCAGCTAATGGTGTTATAATAATAGTTAGACAAACAACGTTTAGCGAAGACTTAGGTAACTATCAATATATAACATTACAAGATGCTGTAAATAACTTTTTGTTTTCTTACGTTGGTGAAGATAAAATAATAGGTAAGGTAAAGAGAGCTGATGTATTATTTCATGCTCAAAGATGTTTACAGGAACTTAGCTATGATACATTAAAGTCAGAAAAATCACAAGAGATAGAAGTACCACCAAGTTTAAAAATGGCTCTGCCTCACGACTATGTTAACTATGTTAAAGTATGTTATATAGATAATAATGGTATTGAAAGAGTTTTACAACCTGCAAGAAAAACTAGCAACCCTAGATCCATACTACAAGACGGTAGTTTTAATTATTTATTTAATGAAGATGGTTCTATAATGGAAGCAGGTGATTCTGTTGAGTGGGCTAGGTATCAAGCCAACAGTGGTCAAGCTAATAGTGATCTTGACATGAGATATGATATTAATGACTTTGATACAGCTGAAGGTAAAAGATATGGTTTAGAACCTGAAAACGCTCAGGTAAATGGTGTATACTATATAGATGGTGTTAGAGGTTATATACACTTTAGTAATACAATGAATCAAAAAACAGTAGTACTAAAATATATAAGTGATGGTGTTGGTACTGAAGAAGAAAAAATAATACACAAGTTTGCTGAAGAAGCATTATATAAATGGGTAGCACACGCTATATTATCTGTAAAACAAGCTGTACCTGAATATGTTATTCAAAGATTTAAGAAAGAAAGATTTGCAGCTATAAGACAGGCTAAATTAAGATTATCTAATTTTAAATCTGAAGAGTTAGCTCAAGTAATGAGAGGTAAATCGAAATTTATAAAACACTAAACAATGCCGGAAATACAACACACTTTTACCGCGGGGAAAATGAATAAAGACCTCGATGAGAGGTTATTGCCTAATGGTCAGTATAGAGATGCTTTAAATATACAGGTGTCTGGTGCTGACGGTGATGACGTTGGCGCGGTTACAAACATATTAGGTAATAATTTAGCTTACAGTGTAGAGGTGAGTATAGCTGGTTCGAAATGTGTAGGTGGTATAGCAGATACAGAAAATGAAAAGATATATTGGTTTTTGTATGGTAACAGTGTAGATGCAATAGCAGAGTATGACCAAATATCTGGTCAAGTAACACCTGTTGTTGTTGATAAGAATAATGTTTTTGGTTTCTCAAGACTTAACGAATTTAAAATAACAGCTGTTAATATAATTGACGGCTTATTATTTTTTACAGATAACAAGTCTGAACCAAAAGTAATTAATATAGAAAAATTTAAAGCTGGTAGTACGGATTTTAACACGCATACAGTTTTACTTCCTCAAAGCAATTTAGCTTCTGATTCATACGCTTTTACAGAAGAAGATGTAACTGTTATTAAGAAAGGACCTAATGTAGAACCTACGTTAACAATGGCTAACACAAAACGTGTTACATCTAATGGAGCTACTGGTATAACAACATCAACTGTTACTTTTGATTTTAGCGATGGATCTGGTAACTTAAAAAGTGTTGGTGATCTTGTTGATTTAGTGTTAAACAACTTTCCTACATATATACCTGGTGATGTACTTATATTAAGAGCTGGTGATGATGCAAATGGTTTTGATGATGAATATGAGCTAAGACTTGTAGTACAAGCTGGTCAACCACAAGGTAGCACATACAAATGTAGAATATTATCAATAGGCTCAACTACACCAACAGTAGCAACAACATGGGAAGTTGTGTTAAAACAAGATGATCCTTTGTTTGAAAAAGAGTTTGTTAGATTTTCTTATAGATATAAATATAAAGATGGTGAATACTCAACGTTCTCGCCATTTAGTGAAGTAGCTTTTTTACCTAAAGAATTTAGTTACGATCCTGCTCAAGGTTATAACTTAGGTATGGTTAATGATCTACGTTCTTTAAAAATAACAAACTTTATACCTTCTGACATACCTAAACAAGTTGAAGAGGTTGATATATGTTTTAAAAAAGAAAATGGTAGTAATGTTTACGTTGTAAAAAGTATTAAGTATAACGACAAACAGTGGACAGGTACTGGTTCTTATGAGCTAGAAAGTGAAATGATATATAAAACAATTGAATCAAACCAATTGTTAAGACCTTTTGATAGTGTTCCGTTAAAAGCTCAAGCTCAAGAACTTGTTGCTAACAGAATAGTGTATGGTAATTATACACAGAACTTTGATTTAATTAGTGATAGAGGAGTAGATATATCACCTGAATTTGATGTCGTTAACAATATAAGAACTACTTCTAACGTAGGTTTTCCAAACAAATCATTAAAGTCACAAAGAACATATCAAGTAGGTATAGTATATAGAGATGCTTATGGTAGAGAAACACCTGTGCAAGCTGATGATACTGGAAGTATATTATTACCTAAAGATGATGCGCCTAACGCTAATCAAATTACCGTAGCTATGACAAGCCCAGCGCCAGCTTTTGCTACAACATATAAGTTTTTTATAAAAGAAACATCTAACGAATATTATAACTTAGCTATGGATCGTTGGTACGATGCTGAAGATGGTAATGTGTGGTTAAGTTTTGCTTCATCAGAAAGAAATAAAATTGACGAAGAAACTTTTTTAATATTAAAGAAAAGACACGATAGTGAAGAGTTTGTTACTGAGGCTGCTAAGTATAAAGTAATAGCTATAGAAAATAATGCACCTACAGAGTTAAAAGAAACAAAAGTGTCTTATGGTACGATACCAACCGAGTTTTCTTCAGATGGTTATCCAATACCAGATGGTACTACAGTAGATATTGATAAAGATGACTTTGAATCAAGGTTTGGTGAAAACTCTGAAATACTATCAGCATCTGATTTATGTATAAGAATAAAAGCTTCTAGTGGTATATCACAATACTATGATGTAGCTTCAATAAGTTTAAATATAAATTCTAGTGGTAGTGGTGATGATGAATATAGATTTCTTTTAAAAGAAAAGTTTAGACAAGATGTAAAACAATATTTTCCAACTGGTAACTTTAATAGTGGTGTTAGTGGTATGGAGCTTGAAATAGCTAGAACAGAAATAAAAAGAAAAGCTGAGTTTACAGGTAGATTTTTTGTTAAAGTATATAGAGATGCATTGTTACAAGAAAAAATACTAGAAACAGGTAACGAAGGTAATTACTCAGTAAAAGAATCAAAAGGTATATATAAAAGAACTGGAGCTTGTAGTAGCTCTAGATTAGGTGATATATGGGAAAGAGGTTCTGAGTTTAGATTTTGGATTAACAACTGTACAGATTTTCATTCAATAAAAGGTAAAGTTAAAGGTAGTAAACTACAGTTAATGGCTAAACACTCACAAGTAACGGTTGATAATCAAGGTAATGTTAGTGGTTCTAATAAATCAGATAACTTACCTGATCCATTTGCTGGTGGTATAGTTACTGGTAGAGATTACATAGCTATAATGTTTCACACACAAAGAAGCTTAGAAAAAGTTGGTAACACAGACGAAGGTTTACATATTAACTTTGCAAAAGCATTGTGTACTCAAGGTACTAAGTTTAGATTTACAGAAGATCCTGATGGAACAGTATATAAAATAAAGCATCACGCTAGAGTTGGTGTAAG